CTTTGTGAAATAAGTGAAATAAACTACCTTATTTTTAGCCCAAATAAAGAAATTACGGTAGGTGATTATGGCATAGACGTAGCTACATTGAAAGCAATTAATCAACAATGTAAAGAACTGGGGTGGATTTGATGGAAAATAAATTAAGACTGCAAATTACAGAAAAATATAGAAGAAATGTATTTATAAATGTAGTTGTTCCAGAAGGCAGATTATATGAATTTGATTGTATTTTAGATAAATATGAAAATTCAATCAATGATTACCAAACATTGATTGAAGAATTATCTGATGAAGGTTTTAAAGTATTATTTGTTGATGATAACAAAACATTTGAATTTGAAGAAACACATGATATTGACTACTCACTTATTAATGAAGAGGTGAAAGAAAATGTTGAATAAAGAAGAATGTAAAAGAGCATTAGAGAATATGCATAGTCAAGTTGATATAGAAACTCAGTGGTATAGTTATGATGTTTTAAAGGAGTTGATTGATGAACATTTTGACCCAAAAGAAAATACAGGAGAATATGAACATTTTAAGTTGCATAGCGATAGTACTTTAAAAAATCTAACGAAAGTTGAATTAATAGACTACATTAAGATGTTATATCATAATTGGGGCGTTGCTGATGAGCAATTAAAAAGAGTTATCGATAAAGCAAAAGAATTAAGTGATTCGAATGATGAACTAGAAAGAACAATTCATTCATTAGATTGTGAATTGAGCGATGTCTATAATCCTAAACCATATAAGTTCGAAGATTTAAAGCCTAATATGTGGGTTTGGGATAATGTAGCAAAGGAATGTTTGTATGTTATTAAATTTTTTACAGCTCCGTTCACTGGGGCTAAGTATTTCAGTTATTTAGGAATTTATAAGAATTTAGAAGAAATAAAAAAATTAGATATAAAATTCGAAGAAAACCGCTTCTTTCCAGCGCAATGCGCTAATCCAGAGAGCTAAAAAATGAGTAAGTTATATGCAATATACGATGAAAACGACTTTCCCGTATGTGTTGGAAGTTCTAAGGAATGTGCTGCATACATGGGAAAGAAATCATCGAAAACCTTTATACAACATTGTACCAAGGTACGAGCGGGAATAATTAAACCTAAACTTAGAGGATATGTAATAGGAGAAGATCCACAAGGAAAGAGGTCAAAAAATGATAATAACGGATAAATTAAAAAATAATATAGAGATTGTAAATACTTATGTAGATAAATACGGTTGTGTGCCTAGAGACGGTACATTTTACAGTGAGGGAGGTGACTTAGATTACATATGCGGTTTATTTAAAAGCTATGAAAACTTTATAAAAGAACTTGGCTTCGAAGATTATGGATATAGAAAACTTAAAAAATACGGGGTCCACGATATAAGAAGAGGAAAATTAATTTATATTGGTTTCCTACGAGATATTAAAGAAGAGTTTTTTGAAGATAAATATACTTTAGAACATATAAAAAAGGTAACATACTCAAATAAACTCCTTGAAAACAGATATTTAATAAGAAAGGACATAGCATAATGAAAGAAAGCAAGTATTATCTACAAAATTGGAAGAAATGGAAACGCACTGTTCAGCTTTTGGAAGAAACTAGAGACGAACTAATGGACATGAAACGTGCTATTCCTATTGGAAGTAATAATATGCCAGGTGGGAACCACAGTAGCGTTATTGCCAAAATGCAAAAGATAATAGAACAATGCGATCAATACGATATTCTTATAAGCAATTATAATTTTCTTATTAATTCGCTGGAACGTGCGATAACTGTTTTAAACGAAGATGAAAAAGAAGTGTGCATTATATTTTCTAATAACCCAGATAATTCAGATGTAAGGGAAGCTTTAGCATCTAAACGCGGGTATTCAAGATCGGTATTTTATCGAAATCTCGATGATGTATATGTTAAGCTAGACAGGCTGTTATGTTTAAGCCCAATAATGACGATTGATGACTATGATAAAGAAATCTATTAATAACAAACTGGGACTAAACTGGGACTAAAATAGGCTATTTATGTGTTATTATTGTATTGTGGGAAATTGGTTAATCCACACGGCGACATGTTTTTTATTTATATTTCTAAACTCCTTTCATTTTTATAAAGCGGTCAAATGACTGCTTTTTTGTTATCTAAGACGATATTATCACTCTCTCTATAGTATCGTCTTAAATAATATAAGGGGGCGGGAAAATGGACGATGATGAAGAATTAGACAACATAATAGATATATATT